ATCGAGAACCGGTCGATCCAGCGGAATGCGTCCTTTGAGGCGTCCCGGGTCTTCTCGATCGCCGCCAGCTGCGACACTAGGCCATCGCGTTGACTGCCTTCATCGAAGATCCGTCGCGTCCCCTCGATGCCGCCGGTGATCACCGCCCCGCCGGCCAGGCCCAGGCCAAGGCCAACCGCCCCGCCGACCGCGCCGGCGGCTGCCACGCCCAAGCCGCCGCCGCGACGTCGTCCGCCGGCGCCGTCCCTTCCGCCGAGGCCAAGATCGGCCCGGTCCAGCAGCGAGGCCTCACGGCGAAGCCGCCGCTGACGATCGATCAGGGCGTCCAGGGTCTGCAGATTGCGTCGCCCGGCGGTGTTGAACCGCTCGGCCGCGCCCGTTGTCTGGCCGATCGCCGAGGTGGTGGCGATCCATCCTTTTGGCGCGGCCTTGACCTCCCGCGACAGCCCGTGAACCGTCGCTGTGAACCGCCGGACAGTCGGGGTCGCGCCCCGGTCCAGGGCCTGCAGAACGAGCTTAAGATTCAGATCGGACATGGATGCGGAGGACCTGGTCGTGCCAGAAAATGAGGTCCTTCAGGGACAGCCCCATCAGGTGGTCAGGGCTGAAGCCGCCGAAGGTGGCGCCGATATCGCCTAGACAGTCTCGCCAGTTGACGGGCCAGGCCTCTGAAAACCCTCGATCATGTCCATCAGGGCCATCAGGTCGACCTCCGCCAGCTCATCCATCACCTTGATCGGATGGCCCGCCAGATCCGCCAGCAACGCCACGGTCATCGCCACCCGACCGCTGTGGCCATCCGTCGCCCGCAGATGCTTTGCGCGAAACACCCCGTCCTCGGGAAAGTCCAGCGTGAGCTGGGTGATGGTCTCTTCACGCTCGCCGGCCGGGCCGACCAGCTTGATCTTGATCGGGACCTTGAGGGTATAGGTCGCGGCCATCAGACGATCTCCTCGGCCGGCGGTCCCTGGAACACGCACTTGGCCACGCCCTCGCCGCCCAGCATCGGCGGGGTGGCGCTGTAGCCGTGGTTGATCAGATAGGTCTGGCCGGTGTCGCACTCGAAGGTGATCGTACCGTCCTCGATGGCGTGGATCTCCGCGAGGCTGGTTCCCTCGCGCATCTGGACGCTGCACTCGACCTTCGACGGGGTGATCTCCTCGGTGAAGCCGTCGGCGTCGTTGTCGCCCGAACGCGGGGTGCGGGTGACGCCGCCCAGCTCCAGGGTGGATCCTGCGGCGGTCTTCAGAACCTGACCGCCGGCGCGGATGGTGGCGCGCCCGAAAAGTTTGCCTGACATGTGCTGTTGCCCTCCTAGAGGCGGAACTGGATCTTGGCGGCGAAGGCGATGAACTGGTTGACCAGGTCAGGCGGGATCAGGGCGTTGAGGCGGTTCTGATCAGAGGCGTCGCGTTCAACGACCAGGTCGGCCTTGAACTGGTCGACGTTCTCCAGAAGCCCGGCTCTTTCGAGATCCCGCGCCCAGGCGATCAGCTCGACCCGGGCCACCTTGGGCGTGACCACGGCCGCGCCGGCGGCCACCGGAACGCCGTCGCTGGCCAGCTTGTGACGGGGGAACTTCTGGGCGAACCGCAACCGCACCGACCAGCGCATGTAGCTGACGGTCAGCAGGGTGTTCAGATCGAGGAAGGCGGTGTCGGCGTTGCCGGCGCTGTCCTCCTGATACATCGAGATCGCCCGCTCCAGGGTGACCACGCCGCCGGCGTCGACGGTGAAGGTGCTGATCCCGTCGCGCAGCAGCAACTCGCGCTCGGCCCGGGTGAAGCGGTCGGCCTCGGCCGGCGGGAGCAAGGCCGGCACGCCAAGGGTCTGGAACGGCCGGGCCGGATCGATGAAGCCGTAGTAGGCCACGGTCGCGGCATAGGCGGCCGCCCATTCCCAGGGCGGGTTGAGCGCGCCCTTGGACCCGATGCAGCTGACATAGGGGCTGTTGCGACCATCGCCGAAGGACGCCAGCACGCCCTGCGAGCCGCGATAGGCTGTGAAGGCCAGGCCATCCAGCATCCGCGACGGTCCCCAACGATCGGCCAGCTCGGTCTCCAGGGCCGTCAGGTTGGCCGCGGTGGTCGAGGGCATGACGAAGATGTCGAAGGGCTCGTCGCCCAGGGCGGCGATCGCGTCGGCGATATCGGCGTCGGTCGCCCCGGCCACGCCATCGGCGATCGCCACGGTCAGTCCGGCCGGCGTCGCCTCGTCGGAATAGTAATTCACCCTCACATCGATGCCGTTGCCGGCCGCGCCGGCGTTGCGGGCGGTCAGGGTGGCGACACCTGCCGCCGACCCGGCGGTCACCGGAAGGTCCGCATGGGCGGTCACGGCGGCGGCGATCGCGGCGGCCACCTCCGTTGCCGTGTCGTCGACTGCCACGCCAACCAGCACCCGCCGACCGGCGATCATCAGCGACAGCGTGCCGGCGGCGGTCGCGGGGCCGGTCAGGGTCACGGTCTTGGTCGCCTTGACCCCGGCGCCGTCATCGACCTGAGGCAGGGCCCAGACCTCGGCCGAGCTGTTCAGCGCCAGAAACACAGCCGCCGTCTGGGCCAGCTGTGAGCCGGCTCCGAAGGCATCGATGGCGCCCTGCCGCGAGGCGACCCGGATCAGGGTCAGGGCCGTCGCCGCGCCGGCGGCCAGCATCTGGCCCAGCAGCAGCACCCGGGGATTGCGCACCGGCAGGCCGCGCCGGGCCTGGCTGGCGTCGATCTCGACATACTGGCCGGGCGTGCGCAGATCGAGAGGAATGGCGGTGAAGCTGATCATCGGTGATCAGGCCTCCTTCTGGGGTTGCTTGGGGGTCTTGCGGGGAGCCTCAACGACGTCGCCGTCGTTTCTCTTCCGGGTCCAGTAAGAGCTGGCGGTGACGGCCTCGCCTTCGGGCTTCAGAGGCCGGCCGTCCGGATGGCGGACCTTGCGGCCCTCCGCCGGCGCCAGAAACAGGGTCTTGTTGTCCATCGGTCAGTTGTCCTGTGGAAGGTGAAGGGTGTCGGTCAGATCGGCCTGGCCGCTGTGCGGCGGCACGTCCCAGCCGACGTTGAAGGTGGCGAAATCGCCAAGGCCGGGCGTCTCGATCAGGGCCGCCGTCTCCGGGGTGATCTCGAACCGCGTGGAAAAGCCGACCATGAACAGGCTGGCCTTGCGGTCATCCTGGGCGGCCCCGCTGAACAGCGGCGTGCAGGCCCCAAGCTTCAGCGCCGCGATCGGCAGGCCGAAGGTCTGGCCCAACAGCAGGCCGGTGACGTCCATCACCAGCTGATAGGACCCGACCTGTCCGGCCGCGCCATGACGCTGGGCCCTCTCGTTGCGCAGGTTGCCGGCGGCGACGACGACGCTGAACGGCGCCTCGACTGTGAAGCTGCCGTCTCCGCTCTCCTGGGTCACCTTCCAGCCGCCCCAGGCGACCCAGGCCGCCGGCAGTTGGGTTGCCGCGATGAACTTGGCCAGCTCGGTATCAAAGCTGGTCGGCAGGGTCTCGACCTGGCGGAGGCTGTAGCCCAGCACCTTGGCCGCCGAGGCCGCCTTGATGCGGTCGATGATCGCCGTCTCGATCGAGGCGACCAGGATCGCCGGGTCAGCTGCGGATCCGCTCATGCCAGATCCCCGGTCAGATGCCGCTCGGCCAGATCCAGGATGTCGCCCTGGTCATCACTCGACAGGCCCAGCATCGGCCGGGCGGGAATGTTGGGCTTGCGGCTGTACTCGCCGACCGACTGATAGACAGCGAAGCGCAGGGGCTTGCCGAAAGCCTGCTCGATGCGGCGGGCGTGAGGCTTGACCTGCTCGACCTTTGTCCGGCCGAACTGGTGGGTCGGGGCATACTCGACGTTGCTGCCGACCTCGGCGGTGTCGCTGGTGTTGGCGGCAATGAAGCTGTCCCGCAGCCGGGCGGTATCGGTTAGCGTCACCCCGCCGGTCGCCAGGGCGCGGATCGAGGGCTTCCAGGCCACGCCATCAGGGCCGCTCTGGGTTTCGAACCGCAGCTGGGTGCTGGTCAGGATCTGGGCGCTGATATCGCGCATCAGAGGGGTCTTGTCGGCCAGGCGCTCGGCGATCAGATCCAGCGCGCCCAGCGTCCTGGCTTCGCCGCCCAGGCTGAGGCTCATCGAGACGCCGCTCATAGCCCGCTCATCTTGTCGCGAGAGAAGATCCGGTCCTGGCTCTTCAGCTTGATGGTTCCGCTGCCGGTCGGACTGGCTGAACCGGTCTCGCCGGGCAGGGTGATCAAGCCGCCGGCCAGGTCGCGCAGGGTCCGAAGCGCCGCGTCCTGCCGGCGCTTGGCGTCCTCGGTCAGCTCGGCCTGCAGGCGGCACCAGGCCAGGTCCTGGGCCACGCCCTTCAACATCGGCTGGGCCAGCTTCAGCGGCAGCACATAGCGCCCGCCGAGATAGCCATCGATCAGGTTGTCGGCATAGCCCAGGGCCTCGCCCGCCACGGCGGCATCGACCACGCCGGCCGGCGGGTCGGCGCGGTCCGTCAGTTGGACGATGCCCTCCCTGCCGAAGGCGATGATCAGATCCGCGAGGGTGGCGTAAGCCATAGGGTTCCTTGGAATTCAAAGGGGCGGCGGGCTTCCCCGCCGCCCCGACGCGAAGGACCGGCCAGAACTCGGCCAGACCTGGACGGGTGATTACCCGGCCGTTTTCGGGGCCGGGGCAGATCGCTGGGATCGAGGCGCTCTCGCGGCCCGAAGCTGGCGACCCGGCTTCGCAGCAGGCTTCGCCGGCGCTGACGCTGCAGGCTCGGTCGCTGGCCGTTCCGGCGGCGTGATAGGCTCCACCGGAGGGTTGTTCGCCGGCGAGCTGTCTCCCGTCCCGCCGGCGTCCACGACCAGGCCAGCGTCGGCCTGACCGATGCCCTCGCCGCCGGCGGGAGCCGGGGTCTGGACCTGGTATTGCTCCCCCGAAAGGGCGGCGCCTTCTGCACCGCCCCCGGCCATTTCGCCGTTGCCGGCATGGCCTTCTTCGGGGGGGTTATGGGGGTGATCCGGATCGCCGCGCTCAGCCTTGAAGGCGATCTCGGCGCGGATCTCCGGCGGCAAGCGCAGCCAGCTCCCATCGTGGTCCAGGCCCTCGATCTGAACGACCGGATCGGAGACCAGGGCGAGGAGCTTTTCGGTGTCGAGATCGGCGATCGCCACCTCGACCCAGCCGGCCGAGCCCAGGACCAGGCCGCCGCGCCGATAGGTCGGCCGCGAGGCCTTGAAGCGGAGCCGGGGCATCAGGGCAGACGCGGCGCTTCGACGAGGATCACATCCTTGAAGTAGATGTTGCTCTCGCCGCCGGCCTTGTTGGCCTTTTCGATCAGGTTGCGGGCCGCCGCCACGTTGGAGGTGCCGACCACCAGATGGGTCGGCTTGACCGCCAGCGGCTCGCCCTCGTCGTTGGTCAGCTCCGCCATCGCCTGCTTGGCGGCGACGTAATTGTCCTCGTTGAGGGTCGCGGTGCAGCGGTGGGCCAGCTGCCAGTAGGTGTAGCCGACCGCGCTGCGCGCCTCGCCGCCCATCAGATACTCGCCGGTCTTGAAGACATGACTGTCTTGCGGATCGGTGACCATGTTGAAGGTCGGCGACTCCCGCTCCTGGTGAAGCAGGGGCTTCAGGGGCTTGGAGCAGTCGAGCAGGTACCAGGGCTCGACCGCGCCGGCGCCGCTCATGTTGGACGTCGGCTCGTCGGCCTTGCCCATCGGGTGGTCGGTATCGAAGAAGTTCTGGCCGTCGTAGCAGGGACGGGTATGACCGGCGGCCAGTGCCTCGAAAGCCAGCCGATCGGCCAGCGAGCCGGCGTCTTCACCCCAGCCCTTCACCATCGGCCCATAGAGACCAAGGTTGTCGTCCTTGATCTTGTTCTTGTGGATGCCGATCGTGGCCTCGAAGTCGTCGTTGGTCAGCACATAGGCCTTCTCGGCCATCGACTTGACGCGCTTCTCGCCCAGCCATTTGCGGAACACCGGGAAGTCGCCCAGGAAGCCGTAGGTCTCGACCTTGGTCGAGGACGTCACCGTGGTGGTCATGGCGGCATAGAGCGCCGTGGTGGTCATCAGTCCCGACTGGAACTGGGTTTTAAACCCGGTCCGCAGGGCCGACAGCGTGGCGTTGTTGATCAACATGGAGCGGGGGGTCCTTAGGCGATTTCGACGAAGCCGCTGACGGCCCCGGCGGTGTTGAAGGCGGCGTCCGGGATGACCTGGATGCGGTCGCCCGGATTGACGAGGGTGCTGGCGTGGCCGGCCGTGGGCGTGTCGCTGACCACTGAGCCCTTGGCGGCGCCATCCGCGATGACGACGCTGAGACCATTGACCGCCGTGGCGCCCACCGCAGCGGTGATCGGGCCGCCCGTGGTGACGGCGACCTGGACGACGGTGCTGACCCGGACGATCCGGCCCGCCACCGGCGAGACCAGCTCGGCCGAGGTGCCGGCCAGCAGGTCGGTCTGGTTGATGAAGAACGGCAGGATGACAGAGCCCCCGCCGCTGATCGCGGCCGAGCTGACCGGGCCAAGCCTGACCCAGACGCCGTCGTCGTCGACATCGATGACCGGCCCGGCCGGGGCGCGGGTGCCGCTGGCGGAACTGGCCGCCACGGTCTCGTCATCGACGATGAAGGCGACCTTGCCGACGTCGGCCAGGGTGATCTCGTCAGCGCCGGCCGAGTTGGCGAAGTTGAAGACGCCGGACTGGACCTGGGCGACGACATCGCCGTCAGCGACGCCGCCGGTGACGCTTTCCATGAAGACGCCGACCGCAACATGGTGGGCGATGTCGGCCGCCTTCAGGGCGTCGGTGCCGCCGGCGCCGGAGCGGCCCGCGATCAGCAGACCGGCGGCCAGCACGGCGAGGCCGGACTGGATGCAGACTGCGGAAGCGGCGACCGGATAGCTGGCGACGCCTTCATCGGTCCTGGTGATCTTGCGGGGTGCGGTGAGGGCCATCTAGCGGGACTCTTCCTTGGCGGTGGCGAGGATCTCGTCTTCGGAGATCCCCAGCGCCCGGGCGGCCGCCTGCAGCTCCGGGGTCAGGGTGGTTTCGGCGTCGGGCGCGGCGCCGGGGGTGTCGCCGATCTTGCCGGGCTTCAGCACCTGCGGGGCGGCGGCGACGAAGGTCTTGAAAGCGTCGAGGTCGGCGGTGGCGCTGGCCAGGCCCCAGTCCTTCAGGGCGGGAACCAGCTTGCCGGCGGCGATCGCCTCGTCGACGGCGGCGGTGGCGGCCGAGATGGCCTGGCCCTGGGTCAGGGCGTTGACCTGCGACTGCAGGGCGGTGACCGCGTCGATCGGCACGAACTTCGTGGGATCGGCGCGGCCGGCGACAGCGGCGGCGGCGGCGGCCGTAATGACCTCCGGCTTTGCGTCAGCCGCCAGGCCGAGGGCCGTGGCGACAGGACCCAGCTGGCCGGCGACCGCCGAGGCGGCCGTCGCAGTCTGGGTGGCGACAGCGTCGAGAATCTGGGCCTCGGTCGCGGTCGCCGGCAGGCCCAGCTTCTGGGCCAGCTGCTCGGTGAACTTCATCGATGTTCCTTGGGGGTTAAAGTCGGCGTCCTGTTCGGAGGCCACGGCCGGCAGCGAGGTGATCGCCGGATTGTTGACCAGGGCGGCGTTGACCAGGCGGGTGATCCGGCCGGTGTCGCGCTCATGGTAGAAATAGGGGCTGAGGTAGCGGTACTCGCGGGCCTTCAGCTGGGCGGCGGCGGCTGGCGTCCATTCGACGTCGGCCCAGATCCCGTTCGACCGGGCGCGCAGTCCTGTGACCCAGCCCGCCGCCGGCGCGCGGCCGCCGACGCCGTCCTTCGCGGCGAAGGCCAGCTGGTGGTCATAGTCGAAGAACATCTGGGTCGGGCCGAGGCTGGCCAGGGTGGCGGCGACAACGCCGGCGGCGTCATCGAGCACCCAGCGCCGGCCATCCTTGCCGACGATCGAGCCGGCCGGCAGCAGCTGCACGGTGCGCAGCGGCTCGCCATCCGCGCCGAGAACCGGCGCGACGAAACCCGAAGATGCTGTGGCGGCGAGAAGTGACAAGCTGGACCCCGTTGCGAGGGGGCCAATATCCGGGGATCAGCGCGTCGGTTTCAGGGGGAACAGGTTCACCGTGACCGGGGATCAGGGATCAGAGTCGGCGCTGCGGCCAGGCGCTCAAAGGCGGCCGGCGGCGAGTCACTATGGCCACGGCGGAACGATCTGAGAAGGGGTCAGCTGTTTTCGGAGGGCGTCTTGCGGTTCAGAACCGACGAGAAGTCGATCAGCGCGCCTGGCGGATCGGACCTTTTGACAATGCGCAGCGCCCCGCCTTCCACATACCCGAACCGGTCGATCGGATCGGGAACGGTCGCGGTTTGAGGCGCGGGCTCGGTCTTTTCAGGGCGCTTTGTCAACGACAGTCTCCAGGGTCAGGATGCCTGTTCCCTCATCAAAGGATAGCACCTTAAGCCTTGCGCCTCTAGCGAAGAGCGTTTCCTGCTCATACTCGCCGGCGGCGGAGATCCGCGAGATGTCCAGCGCGGGGGCGCCGCGTCGGCCGAGGATCCGCAGGATGATCCCGTCCCCATGCTTTTCCCGGAACCGCCTGGCGATCGCCAGGCTGGTCGAGGTGCTCATGAAACCCGGGTCCTGGATGATGTCGCCGACCCGCAGGCTGTCACCGGACAGGGCCAGAATCTCGGACAACGAAGCCCCGCGCCAAAGCTCCACGTCCTGTGTGAGGCGACGCCCCTGCAGGATGATGTCCAGACCGTTGATGGTCTCCCGATGCCGACCGCTCAGGCCACCGCCCAGGCGCAGATGACTGTTGATCGCCTCGTAGGCGGGGTTGGTATAGACAGCGATCGCCTCGGCGAGGTCCGGCGGCAGGCGTCGCCAGGCCAGCGTTCCGGCCCGGGCCGCCGACAGATCCATCGCCCCTTCAAGAGAGGTTCGGTAGCTCCAGCTGGATGCGCCGCCGCCGACCAGGGTGTCGACAACCACATCGACCAGGCCCTCGTCGGTCGCCGCCCGCCGGATGTAGCGCCGCATCAGGGCCGGTTTGGCAGCCCCGCCCCAGACCCAGCGGATCTCGTCCGGATCGCGAATGGCGACGCCCGCCAGGCCGAGACCCTTGGCCCGTTCCGGCTTCACCGCGGACTCTGGCCCCCGCCGGGTGGGAAACAGGCGCGGGCCGACCGGAAAGGGATGGCCGCCCATGTCGGTGAAGATCTTGCGCTCGCCCGGCTCCAGGTCGAACTGCCGGTAGAAGTCGTCCCGCGCCGATCGCCAGCTGGCGCGCAGCGGCGTCAGGCCGATCGGTCGTGGCGTGATCTCCGGCTGGCCGCCGGCGGCGACCTCGGCAAGTCTGGTGATGGCCGGGACCGGTGCCGGCGTGACGCCGTCGAGCCTGGCCTTGCCTGGGTTGTAGTTGAACCCCGGACCGATGCCGCCCTCGACGATCGTGGTCTCGCCGGTGCGCGGGTTGACCCAGGGCACCGGCGGAAACTTCACCGGATCGGTGGTCTCGCTCCAGCCGTTGCGCGCCATCATCCGGGCGCTGACCTGTTGGGCGGTGCAGCGGCAGCCGAAATCACAGGGGCCGTAGTGGGTTTCCCACCACGGATCGTCCATCGGCAGGATTGTCCCGTGCCACTCGCGGTGCTGCAGGCGGGTGCGGCCATCGCCGGCCTTGCCGCCGACCGCCACATAGCGAAGGAACGGGAAGGCCTTCTTGCTGGCCTGGGCCCGCTCCCAGCGGCCGGCCCCATAGGCCTGGCGCAGGTTCACATCGAAGATGGTCTTCAGCCGGCGGGCCGAGCCCAGCTGCACCTCGCGCTCGAGGCCGGTCAGCGGATCGGTCATCGTCTTGCGCCCCCACCAGCCCTTCGCCTCGAGGAGCGGCTGCAGCTCGGCCTTGAACTGCTCGAAGGTGCGCCCCTCGGCCAGGGCCCTGTCGACCGCCTCCCGGATGTCCTGCAGGACGTCGCGGCGCATGGCCTTGGCGACGGTCCAGGCGACCGCATGCTCCTCGGCCGACACATCCTGCCAGGCGAAGCTCTCGACCAGGCCCTTGGACCTGAAGAAGGCGATGGCCTCCGCCGGCGGCAGGGGCTTCAGGGTGACATCAGCCATGGACGGCTACAGTACGGAGGATGAACACCAACCATATGAGCCCATCGACCGCGATCTGGGCCAGCCAGGCGAGGGGCCGGATCACGACAGGTCCAGACCGACCGGCGTCAGCCACGCGTCAAGCCCCTGAGAGGCAGCGAGGACCTCAGCCTGACTGAGGGGCTTGGGGTAGAATGCGACCAGCGCCATGTCCCCAGCCGTGGTATTAAGTCCGGCGGGAGCGGTGCCAATCCGCATTGCGGGGCCGCCAACGTCCTGGGACGACCCGCTGGCCACCATCCCCGCGTGAAGCTGCCCGCCGTAGTAGTCGTAGATCGAAACGTTTGTTGGGCTGACCGTAGCCGCGTAGGCGGCGAACCTGTCACCTCGGCTGGCGTAATCGGCCGCCATGCCTGTCGTCGCCCGGTTCGGGGTGTTGGCGATCGCTCGCGCACGATAGACGGAAGAGACGAGATAAAGACCGAAGTTGGTAACCAAGGTACTACCGGCGAAGCTGGATATCGCCGACAGATTTTCACCAGCAGCGGCGCGAGCCACCGCAAGGGCCGTAAACCCGTGTTGAGCCGACGTGGCGTCCGCAAGGGTCGTCCCCGTGAAAGGCGTCGTCCAATAATCCGTATGGGACACAGCCGCGTAAGCACCGTGGTCCACCGGCGTTCCGGTCTTGATCAGCGGCGACCCGCCCATAAGGTCGTCGCCGACCGCGTAGTCCGTGCCGGCGACGAGGTCTGATGCGAGGCAGTACAGCGCGTAGGGCGCAACCCCGAAAAGCCGCTCGTAAAATAAGGCCACGTCGGGCGTCCCGATAATGATGGCGGTCATGCTGTTCGTGATCCTTTGTTCAGTCGAAAAAGCCGGCGTCGGCGAGGCGGAGTAGGCCAGCGAAAACGAAGGCGGCGTAGGCCTCGCCGCCGGCGGTGTTCAGGTGCAGCCCGTCGCTGGTCAGCGTGGCGGCGGTGAAATAACCGATGCCGGCAGCCCGCCCGACGTCGATGCACGGGTATCCGGTGTAGGCGGCGACCTCTTCGACAGCCTTCTGAAACTGCTGCAGCTTCAGCCCTTTTGAGTTGGTGACGCCAATCCGGTGCGTCGCCACGCCCGACCCGCCCGAGAACGGAGTGAGGAACACGATCTTGGCGGCGGGGGCCTGAGCAAGGATCGCAACGACGGCGGCATAAAGCGCGCCGTAAAAGGTCGCGGTCGTGGTGTCGCCCAGGACGCCCAAATCCGAGTTGCTCGTCCCGAAATCATTGATCCCCGCTTCGATGGTGACAACTTCTGTATCTGATGGGATCGAGGCGACGGCGTCGTAGATATCGAGCGAGCCATAGTGCGAGCCTGATGCGATCGAGCCCCCGCTTACGCCGAGGTTGGTCAGCACCATGCCGCTGATCGAAACGAGGGCGGACGTGTAGTACTCCTGGTCGGTGATGCTGGTTCCGAGCGCGGCCCACTTCATGCTGGCCAGAGGATTGGCGACGGCCGCCTCTTGCGGCGTCATCGCTAAGCCGTCCGGGGCCTGGAAGATGAGATCGCCGCCGCTGAAGACAGATAGCCCGTTAGGTCCGGGCAGAGCGGTTGGAAGATTGGCGCGAAGAGTCGCCATCTCGGGGTGCTGGATTTCGTCGGGCGTAACGACCAGCTCCGCGCCGCTCTCCACTTCCAGGCGCGACATGCCGTTTTCTAGGACAAGGCTGGAAGGCCCCGGAAGACTTGCGACCTTGCTGATGACCGTGGCGAGGGCGGCATCCAACGTCGCCTTGTTCGACCAGGGCGTGCCTTGCGCGACCGACGTGCCTGGCCCGCTGACCTTGTAGACCTGAAAGCCACCCGTCACCGGCACTACGAACGGCGTTCCCGTCGCCAGCGCCGCAGCGTCACCCAGCGCCTTGCTATCGAAGTAGTGGCCCGGCGACACAGCCGCGAGGTCGGCCATCAGCGCCGATGCCTCGGCGTCGATCGCGGCGAGCGCCGTATCCTCCCGAACGTCGATGGTCCCGCCGGGGGCAGTTACGCCGGCGCCGGCTTCGTTGACGGCGGCAACCTGGGTGGTTCCGGCCTCGCCGATGACCACCGTCCGCCCGGCCGTGTATTCCGCCAGTTCGGCGGTTGATGAGGCGACCAGGCCGGCCATGACGTCGGCGCCATAAGTCGCCACCTGGCCCTGCCAGAAGACAATCATATCCTCGTGGGTCGCGTCCGCCGGCAGATCGCCGGCCGCGACCAGCTCCTGCAGCATCGTCAGCGGCGGCGCGCCCGCATAGCGGACCATCACCACGCCTTCGGCCGGCTCCAGCTTCAGCACCACCGCCCCGACGCCGGGCCGCACCCGGCGCAGGCCGAAGGTCGAGCTGATCAGCGGCGTCAGGCCCTCGCTGGTGACCTCGCCGACCACATGCACCAGGTCGGCCGCCGCCACGGCCGCGTCGGGCAGCAGATCCCGGGTGTCGTCGCTGGTCAGGGTGAAGGCCACCCGGCCAAGGGTGCGGTTGACCCCGGTCACGGTCTTCAGCACCGCGCCTTCGCCGTTGATGATCCGCTGCTCGAACAGCCGACCGTCGAGGCTCTGGGGAACAAGCGGTCCCGACTCCTGGGGCTGGGTAAGCTCCAGGATCAGGGCGGCGGCATAGCCGGCGTATCCCAGGAAGCTGCCGTCAGCGCTGTAGAAGGGAAGCTCGGCGACGATCTGGCTGGTCATTGGTTGGTCTCGGGATCGGTCAGGGGTTGGTTGCTGGCGCCGGCCAGGAAGGCGGTGAACATCGCCGAGCCCAGGCGCTCGGCCGGCAGGCCCGAGCCCTCGCCATCGGCCAGCTCGGCCAGGCGCGCGCGGAAGGTCTCCAGATCCCCGCACTCTTCCAGCAGGGCGCCGGCGGCGGCGGCCAGGGGGGCGATCAGCCAGTCGCCGTCGCCCGCCAGGTCATCGGCCAGCTGCTCGATCGCATCAGGCCCGGGGCCGGGATCATGCGGCGCGGCTGCGGCGGCTGCCTTCGCGCCGGGGTCGGCCGCCTTTGCCTTGCCGCCTGAGAGGCCCTGAGAGCCCTCAGGGGCCGCTTTCGGGGTCTGAGGCGACAGTGGGAGCGCCCCGGGGTCGGCAGGCGGGTTCTGAGGGGCTGACAGCAGCACCGAGTTGGTGTCCGGTTCCGGCAGGCCGAACTTGTCGCGCACGTCGCTCTCGGCGACCCGCAGACCCAGCGGGACCAGGTCCTTCAGCTGGGTGGCCAGGGCGGTCAGGTCGACCGCTTCCTCGCGGCCGATCTTCAGCTTGGGATAGCGCTTCTGGGGGCCGAAGTTCAGCTGCACCATCGGCCGGATCAGCTGGATGTTCAGGCTGGTCGCCAGCTGCCGCGAGTCGGCGCGCTCGATGTCGCCCCGGACATCGTTGTGCTCCTTGCCGACAGCATGGCCGCCGGCGATCGCGTCGGTGGTCGCGGTCTGGCCCAGCACGGCCTTGGAGACCTGCTGGTCCATCTTGTCATGCAGCTTCTCGTACATGTCGGGGCTGGCCGCGCCGCCGCCCTCGACAAACTCGATCAGCATCGACTGCGGGATTACGGCGGCGGCGTCACTGCCCATGTCAGCCACCGCGTTCATCAGGGTGGCGATCTCGGCCTGGGTCGCACCGGGGCCATACTTGCCGATCCGCATCGGCAGGCCATAGACCTCGGCGAAGGCCACCCAGTCCTTGACCGCATAGTTCTTGACCATCCACGCCCAGGCCACCGGGCGGGCCAGGCCGCTGCGGATCGGCAGACCCGACTTCGCCGGATGGTCATGGACCAGATACTTGAACGGCGTCAGGGGCTGGCCGACCGCCGCCTCGCCGCGCAGCGACAGGGTGCGGCCGTCGACCTTGTCGATATCGAACCAGCGCGGGTCGATCCGCTCCAGCCGCTCGGGGCGCCACTGGCCCTCGGATGTGTCCCAGATGATTTCGCTGACGCTGAAGCCCTTGCCGACCGCATCCAGGATGTCGAACAGCTCAGCCTCCAGGGCGTCGCGCTCCAGCCAGTCCTCGACAAAGGCGGCGATCTCCTTGTCCTTGGCGCTGTCGCCGCCGGCCACCACGGTGATCGGAAGCTGGCTGATTGCCCTTTTGCGGGTGCCCAGCACCGCCAGATAGTGGAGATCCCGCTCCTCCATCTGCTCGGCCAGCTCCAGATAGGACTGGATGTCGAAGGTCTCGGCCGCTCGCAAGATGCCGCCCAGGCGCTGGGGCGTCAGGCCGTTGGCCGGCGTCCCCTGCCAGACCGATCGCATGCCGGTGGTCTGGGCCAGGGCTTCCGTCTTCTTCAGGGCCGCCGTCGAGACCGGCCGCCCCATGTGGTCGAGCAAGGCCATCAGAAGGTTCCTTTTCCAGTGATGCGCCGGCCGCTGTCGCCGACGAAGGCGCCGCCGTGGCGCCGGCTGAAGGCGTCGGCGGCCTCTGCTTCCAAGTCGAAGGCGGTGCGACGAACCACCTTGCGATAATCGTACTCAGTGGGAGCCACGGCGGCGGCGTCCGCGCAGAGCGCCGCCGCCCAGAAGCGGTCGCCGTGGCCGTCGCTGGACCCATCGTGAACAAGCCGAACCGCGCCGGTTTGCGAGACGGCTTTGGTGATCGAGTGTAGATCCTCGCGGATTTCCCGCTGGCCCGAAGGCAGGCGGAAACAGCGATCCTCCATCGACTCCTTCAGGCCGCTCGCCAGGCCAAAGCGAACGTCCGACGTGAAGATCGCACCGGAGATGCGTTCCCCATGTCGGTCCTGCGCCGCCTCGACGAAAGCCTCGCCCATGCCGGTCTGGTCGATCCGGAAGCGGATCGGATTGTCCCGCGCCATGATCTCGTCGACCTTGGCATGCTGCACCGAAAACGGCGCCCGGCGCATGGTGACGATTTCGCGGGGATAGAGGACATCTCCAAGCTTCTCGGCCACCCAGAAGCAGGTCAGGTCCTTCTTTCGGGCAATGTCCATGCCCGCGTAGACCTGCCCCTTGGCGGGCGCCAGCGGGACGCCGTCCACCCGCCGCTCCGACAGGCGACCCTCGCGGTAATCCTCATGGATGACCAGGCCATAGTCAGCCGTCTCGGCGGCGCTGATCAGCTCGTAGTCGAGCCAGGCCGTCGCTTCATCGAGCCACTTCAGCTCATATTCCTGAGCCCACAGATCGGCGTCCGAAAGGCCGGCCTTCAGCTCCTCGATATTGCGGTCGAGCCCCTGCGCGACCGCCTGGTAGATATCAACCTCGTGGCGCGACCAGACGCTGTCGCGCTGGGTCATCAGATCGTAGAACTTGTTGCTCTTGCCGTTGGGGGTCGAGACCACCCGCAGCACCAGCCCCTTCTTTGAGACGACAGGGAACAAGGCCCCCCAGATCTTCTTGGAGTCTGCGTGGAAGGCGAACTCGTCCAGGAGGACGTTGGCGGAGAAGCCGCGCGCCGTGTCGGGGTTGGCCGGCAGGGCCGTGATCCGCGAGCCGCCCGGAAAGATCACCTCATAGGTCCGGTATTCGCCGGAGGGACAGGCGGCGGAAGGCTCGACCTTGAAGCTGCCCTCCTCGATCTCCGGCGGGGCGCCCTTCAGCACACCCTTGTAGATCTCCCAGAAGGCGCGGGTCATCGGCTTGACCGCCTCCTCCATGGCCTCCTTGGCTTGGCGTTCGCCGCGCGAAAGGATCACCCACCTTGTGCGTTTGTTTAGGGCCGCGTGGTCGACGCAGTCCTCGACGATCTCCGCGCTGTTGCTGAATGTCTTGCCGGTCTGGCGGCTGAACATCCCGATCTTGAAGCGCGACTTATCGGCCAGCCATTTCTTCTGGTAGGGCAGGAACTTGATGATGGGGTCGATGGACCGGTCACCCATCAGTCGTCGAAGCCCATGATGCGCTTGGCCGTCGCGACGGCGGCGGGATCGACCTCACCAGTCTTTGCCGCCGCATCGAGCTTACGGCTCGCCTCCAGAGCGGCCTCCCGCCTGCCTTCCGCCCTGACCTTCACGGCCCGATCGGCGTCCATCCGCTGGGCGCTGACCAGGCGCTGAAGGACCAGCGACAGGGTCTTGGCCTCGCCGGCGTCCATCTCGACCGGCAGGCCCTCATCATCGACCGGCCGCTCGGTCTGCAGCCGCAGGATCGCGCCCTGCAGGATCCGCATGTTGGCGCGGCTGACCCGCTCGTCGGTCTCCTCGCCGAATTCCTCGACCAGGAAGCGGGCGGTGTGTTCGGCCCGGCGCATCTCCTCACCGATCTCGGCCATCGACTTGACGTGACGGCCGACCGCCGAGCGTGAAACTTCCGCGCCCAGCTGCTGCAGGTGTTCGTGGATCTCGGTGACGGTCCGGCCGCGCCGGCGCAGATCGCCGATGGCCTTCTGCAGGCTGGGGTCCAGCCGGTCGATGCTGGAAGGCTGACGCTTCTTGCGCGGCGTGACGGCCATGGAATCAGACCCCCAGCGAGGGCTTGGCGACGCCGTCCACCGTGACGCGGCCTTCGGCCACGGCCACGCCATGCTTGGTGATCTGCGCCACCATCAGCTTGTCCTGGAACAAGTCGACCACGACGCAGGTCTTCTCCTCCAGCTCGCGGATAAAGCGCCGCACCTCGGCGCGATGCAGATTGACCCGCTCGCCCAGGTCCAGCAGACCCCGCTCCAGCAGGCTCTCGCTGCCGGCCCCGCCGTTTTCGATCAGCAGGCGCAGGATGATCAGCCGGCGGTCGGCCTCGACCTTGTCGCGAAAGCTCATCAGCGCATCCCCATCATGTGGCTTTCCATGCGGGCCACGCCGGCCTGGGTGAGGGCCGCGATCTTCTCCAGCCCCTTCACCTCGGCCGTCAGCCGGGACACGTCCTCCTTGGTGGCGACGCTCTTCATCGAGGTTTCGAGGACGGCAAGCCGGTCGCTCAGCGCCTCGATGTCCTCGGCCATCTGCCGGGCCTCGTCGGTCTCGCGCCAGCGGCCCGATCGCAAGGCGACCAGACCGGAGATCAGCACGGCCGACACGGCGACGATCAGGCTCAGATAGGGCAATGCTTCACTCACGGCGGCGTCACTCCCTGCTCACGGCAGGCCTTTCTTGCGCCGGCCAGCGCCGCCAGAGCGTCGGCCAGCAGATCAAACTTGCGATCGACCCAGGCGCGGGCCGCATCATTCCAAGTCACCGAGGCGTCGGCGGGCGGCTCAGGGTCGTCGCCCAGGTCGCGCCAGATCTCGTCAGGGCAGACCACGACCCGCTGGGTGCGGGTCTCGATCACCGGCGGCGGCGCGGGGCCGGTCAGGCCCGGGCGTTCAGCGGGTGCGGATGCGCAGGCACTGAGCGTCGCAAACAGTGCGACCATCAGCATCCCGGACAGCGGCTTCATCAGCAGCTTCACGGCGGACCTTCCTTTCAGCTTTGGCGGAGGCGTCGGCGGCGGCCCGGGCAATGGCGGCCTTGCGGCTGCCGGTCTCCCTGGCCAGCTCAGCCGTCTTGTCTTCGAGATCGCTCCGGGCGGCGTTGCGTTGCGCCGCCAGGGTCTGGACCGGCGTCGAGCAGCTGGCCCGGGCGCCATGGGTGTCTTCAGGTCTGGCGCTCAGGGCCTGGTCACAGGCAGCCGCCCTGGACGAAGCGATCCAGTGCCGGGTGATGGCTGGGTCGCAGAGCTGCGCCGGGATGGCGTCAGGCCTGGCCTTGGGGCCGATCGCCGCGATGCAGGCCCGGTGGCCGACGTCCAGCTTGCGGTACTTGCTCGCCTGTCCAGACTGCCACGCCAGGGCTGCGGCCAGGGACAGGATCAGGGCGATGATCGCCAGGCCGAAATAGCCACGCAGGGTCATGTCGTCACTCCGGTGTTGAGGTCGCGGCTGCGCATGACGGCGAGGGTCCCAAGGCCGGCGATGAAGGCGGCCAGGCCTGGCCAGTCCATCGGCTCGCCCGGAAAGCCAAACAGGCGGGCCACCGGCAGCACCACGCCGTTGATGAACAGCACCAGGATGCAGACCCAGGCGGCGACGGCGCGCCAGGCCCCGCGCACGAACCGGCCGAAGGTGCCCCACTGGCCGACGACGGCCGGCGGCAGCGGAACCCCGCGCGCCTTCATCTCCTCGACCAGCTGGTCGAACAGCTCGCGCAACCGGTCGGGATGGGTCTGGGCGGCGGACCTATCCACGGATCAGGTCCAGGAACAGCTTGTACCGGGCGCGGCGGTCGGCGAGCCCGTTGACCCCGCCGTTCAGCTTGCGAGTCACCGCCAGAACAGGGTCGCGGTCACTCAGCAGCTCGGGAAACTTCTTCCAGATCCACACGCCGATCGACACCGCGACCGAGCCCTCAGGCATGGCCGCCAGATCCGGCTGGACCTCCAGCGGCAGGCCGATGATCCGGCCCACCTGTCGATAGCCGTCCCGGCCAGTCACCTGCAGGCCGGCCCGGCCACGATAGCGCCAGCCGTCACCGGGCTGGGTGTTGCCCAGGTTCTGGCGACCCCAGCTCCCGCCATAGACGATGTTGGCGATGGCGTTCTGGTTGGCCGGGTGAGCGGCGGTCCGCCCGAATTTCTGGCAGTCGGCGTCGCTGATCCGGTGACGGCCGAACGTCGCTCTCAGGCTTTCGGCGCTGTAGTTGAGGTTCTCGACCTTGCGCTCCAGCCCCTGACTTTCGTGATCCATCTGGGCCAGGAACATGGCCAGCGCCTCGGGGCTGGCCAGGATGCCGACCCGGCCCATCAGGGGCTCGTTCTTGCGAAGGGCCGCGATGTCCGCCGCCAGGGCGCGGGGGAACATCAGACGCAAGGTGGCGTCGCTCGGCAGCGCGATGTGAGATTGCCCGGTCATGGGCTGAAATTACGGCTGCCCCGCGCCCCCGTTCATGGGGCACCGGTTCACCGTGACTAGAGGAGGGGCAGTTGCCGGGACGTTTCCAGCTGTTCCTGGTTCTCGGACCTGACCTTGAACACGAACCGCCGACTGCAGCCGATCATATGGCTGATCCGCTCGGGCTTCTCGCCCTGCTGGAGGAGCTGGAGAATGCGCAGACGCTTGCCTGCGGTCAATGGCGGCTCAAGAAACTCCTGAACCAGGGCGTCAGCGAGATCCAACGCCAGCTTGTGGCCAAGGCAAACCGACAGCGGATGATCCGGTCCCGGGGTGCGCGGAACATAGACCCGCTTGCCGCCAAAATCGCGGGACAGGAGAGCCACCCCTTCAGGGCCGAGAATCTCGACGGCCCTTTGCCAGGGCCCGTGGGTTTCCGGCGGCGGCGCGGCGCTTTTGCCTGTGGCGCGGCTCATCGCCCTGCCTCCCGCCGCGCCCGGGTCAGGTAGATATCGGCTCTGAGGGCGGCCTGAGCGGCCTCTTTGAGGGTGCTGAGACGCTCCTCCCGCTTGCCATGCGGGGCGAAGCGATACTTGCGCTCGGCCTCCAGCCGCGCCTGTTCGGCCGCCACGGCTTCGCGCTCCGCCTCGGCCAGCTCGGCCAGGGCGAAGAGGTCAGGTCCGGTGTGGCGGGCCAGGCGAGGCATGACTAGTTGCCGCCCTCCTCGATGCCGGCGGCGCGCATCCGGTCGCCAAGGGAGACGCCGTTCAGCCGGCAGACGCTGACCATCCGGTCATAGCTGCGGTGATCGGCCAGGCACTCGACCCGGCGGCCGAGCGCAATCGCCTTCATCGCCGCCTTGGCCCGGGCGCCGCGTCCCGCTTGCTTCAGCTCGGGAGCATTGAAGTCAGCGATCCGCACCTCGACCAGGCCGCTGGCGGTCCGGACACAGATGCTGTCCCCGTCCATCACATGGTCGACGACGCCGCCGAAGCTTGAGCCGGGCCGGGGCAGCGGCGCTTCGCATCGGTCCGGTCGAGGCGCCGCCGGGGCGGGCGACGCCATCAGGGTCAGGGCCGCGCCGGCGGCGGCCATCAGGGTCAGTCGGATCATCGGTTTTGGCTCCGTTTGGCGATCAAGGCGGCCAGCCGGTCCTTCAGGACCTGGACGGCCGCCGCGCCACGATAGCCCGCAACGTCTTGCGACCATCCTTCACGCTCGGCCATCGCCTTCAGGGCCTCGATCAGCTTGTAGCCCTGACCCTGATCAGCCCACTGGAAGACCTCGACCTGCAGCTGCCGGCGGGCGAAGGCTTCCAGGGCGGCGTTGGACCCGTTGCGCACCGCGCCCAGCTGGTGGAGCGAGATCCACAGCGCCCGCGCCTTGCGGGCCACCGGATGATCGGCCGGTCGGCGGGCCAGGGCCTTGCCTGCCCGGGCCGGAGCCGATCCGGCGACAAAGCGCGGCGTCCAGCCCTTGGCCTTCAGCTCATCCAGCACCGCCTCCAGCTGATCGTCGTTGCAGGCGGCGGCGCTCTCCTGACCGGTAATCCGAACCAGCATGGCGCGATAGGCGCCGTCCTCGATCGCCAGCTCCTTCTTGGCGATGTGGACCTTGGCCAGACGGGGGTTGCGCGCACGGCTCTTTGCTTGCGAGTTTCTCATCGCTGCACCTGCAACGCAGCTGGGGCCGGGGCCGGCAACTCTCCTGATTTGATCGCGTGGCTGTAAGGGGATTGAGAATGTTGAGGACAATGGTGCGAGCCCACATTCACTGGGCGATTGTCGCAGTGCCCGTTGGGATATTCATCACTGCCGGGATAGCCGCTGCCACCGGACTGTTCGGTGGGGCGGCCGGCTTGGGAACCGCGTCCCAATGGGCGACGGCCGCTGTCAATGTCATAGTGGTTGGCGTTACATTGAGCCTTGCAGACCGAAACCGCCGAGATGCAGAGCGCTCCAAGAGAGACGCGGATGCACGCGCGGTCAGCGATGCATTGGCTGCCATTCTTAGCGCCGGTGACACTGTTCGATCGGCAAAAGGCCGGATGGACTCGTCGCACTTTGCCGAGTTTGCGGATCTCCATTTCGACAGAGGAATGTTGAAATCCGCCAGACAGTTTCTGGACATCACCGCTAGGCGACAGAACCCGCCGCATGCCGTCATGGGCTGCCTGATGATGATGGAATCGGTCGAGCGAGCTGAGCGATATTTGGCCGAGCCGTTTGGTGTCAGTGACCCGGATCGACGAGCGTTGATTGAGGAGATGATTGAGGACTGCGACTCCATTTGCGAAAACGCTAGGATACATCTCACGTGACATCACGCGGCCCTCCTGGTCTGGATGAGATGCGCGCAGGCGCTCAGGTGCTGGACCAGGGCGGCAATATGGGCGTGGCCCGCATCGCCGATCGGGGCCGTCCCATAGATCGTCTTCAGCACCGCCGGCGTCGGATCGACGCCCCGGTGACTGGCCCAGACAAAGGCCTTCACAGTCGCCGGGAACACGCCATAGAGCAGCTGACCGCCGACCTTGATCAGCTGGTCCGCCCGGCCATGCAGCTGCTCTGCGCGGGCTCTCAGCAGCTCGACGGAGGCGGGATCGGGGCGCGCCATCAAACCGCTCGCCCTGGCAGCCACGACGCCGGCACATGATCGCCGCAATAGGCCTCCGAATAGACCGGCCGGTCGATCCGCCCCATGGGGTTCTGGCGGCGACGAAAGCTGGCCCGCCCGCCGCAGACCTGACAGGGGACCGGCGTGATCTCCGGGGGCGGCAGGCCATCGGCCAGGGTGGCGAAGGCGCGCCTCATGACCGGCGCCGCCCGCACTTGCACTGGGCTTCCTCAAACCCGCACCGCTGGCAGAAGCGCACCGCCACCATCGCCCAGACCATCGCGGCG